TTTACCATTTTAACATTTAGGGTAGGTATGTTATTTTCCGTATAAATATATTAACTAATAATAACGCTATGCCTATCCTAAAAATTTGGGGTAACAGTATATATTAACATTTAAAAATTAAAGGAGTATATCTTACCTTTGTTTAGAGATTGTTAAACAAATACAACAGGTTGGCAAACCAGTTACCCCATAAACAACAAGGATAATAAAATGAAAAATAACGATAAGATATTATGTATGATTAAACAGCGATTAGATGTTGGTGCTGCAAAGTATGGCGAACAAGTGCCGATTGATGGATCTAGGGATAATTTAAAGGAAAGTATTGAAGAATTACTTGATTTATGCGTCTATTTGTCTGCTGTAGTGTTAGAATTGCACGAAAAATACAAAGACGCTGAATAAGGCGTTATTTCGGCTTATCCCACCACTTTGTATTATCACGCTTACGATATGCTATCATCATCAATTTAAATCGAATCTTGAGGTATTCTAACGAGAAAAATTTTCTAAAGTTGCTCTTCAAGGTTGATCCCCACCCTATATACATTATAAGCAGTTTCAGATACAGGAAATTTATTACTTGTAAGGCGAACTGTGTACCAAGTGTTACCATCTTCACTATATTGGAAAGAAGTTTTTTGTCCTTTTGTATAATCAAACAATGCAACTAATCTATTTTTATTTGCTTCGCTTATATTTTCATAAACAAGCTTTCTTTGTATTCTTGATGATTCGTGATTAGCAAATGTATAAGTTTTGCCACCAAGAGATTTTTTAGATTTTATTCCATCATACACTTTAGATATATCTGTTCCCACATTTGGATTTTGTGTTGGCGTATAAGTAGGACTATCATCTTCATAAATTACTTGGTTGCTATCTGTATGTGCAACAGCACTAGTTCCATTTGCTCCCCTTGTTACTGTGAGTGCATTAGAGCTAATAGAAGTGATAGTCATTTCTTCACTATCTACTTTTAGATTTTGCCCTACTTCGAAAACTGCACCACTTACAACATTTACTACAGTTGAATCTCCTGTGTCTGCGTCTGCAACATTTCCATCAAGAACAGTTGTACTATTAGTGTCTGGTGTTGTATCTACTCTAAATCTAATTCGTGTAATTGCCATAATTTAATTTACCTCTTTTTATATTTCTCTCAAAGTTACTTTTAAACTTCCTACGCTTCTAGTTAAAGAAACTATCATAAATTTCTTTCCATTGAACGATTCTCCAAATGGAGCTATAACTTGATTGGTATGGCTAAATGCACATATATCTCCAACTTCCATTAAGTAAAAATACGAAATGCTACCATCTCTATTAACAGAACTATCTCCTGGATTTATAATTTCTGTAGTTATTAATAATTTTGGATTTCCTTCGATAGCGTTATAATGATTAGCGAAACCAACTTCAACCAATCCACCCATATTGGCTGCTCCTGGAGTTGTTCTCAATATTTCCAATTCATCTGTTTTGACATTTTCTTTTGTATCAATGTTATAATTATCTCTTGGATCATTTGTTGTATCTTCGCAAGTAATTTCCCTGAAAGTGTTTCCATTGATAGGATTGACTTCATACTTTACTTCTCTTTTAGTTACTAGCGATTCAAAAGGAGTAATCGATATACTCATATTGGTAATATCGTCTTTTGTAATCGTGTGAACTACTGATGGATTTGTTGTAAGAACAATATATTGAGGAGTATTATCAGCAGGTCTAAACCTAAAGATAAATCCACCTTCATATTGAATCTTCTCTAATAATTTTTTTACCTCTATTGGTTCTTGTGTCCAATATTTACATTTCCAATTTGCTCTTGCAGTAGCCAATGCACTATAATTGCCTGGAGTCGTAGTTATTCCTACAAATCTATGTAATATATCTCTGTGCATATCTGGAATAATATCTACTATATTTCCAGCACTCCAAGATTTATCAAATCCATCTGTACCAGTATATAATTGCTTAACCGATGTTACTGCACTTGAGTTAGCAAGTAATAATTCATCTGTGTCGTTGTCATCTACTATCTTAGTTGCTATTGTAAAGTAAGTATCTTTAACTGTTACTACTGCTGAGTTTGCAGTTCCCCCATCATCTGTTGCAACATTACTAAATTCAATTTTTAGAGTAATTTCTTCTGGAGTTTTTTTAGTTGCATTTGAAAAATCATTAGTATCTATCAAATCAAATTCTTCTGCTGTTACAGTTGCATTTGCAGTTTTCTCTATAGTTTTATAAATAGGAGTAGCTCCATCGTGCTTTAATCCAACGGTAATTTTTATAGTTAATGTTCCATTATTTGATGTATAACTTGCTACTTGATAATTAACAAAAAATTTAAAAGTTTGTAAAGTATGTTCTTCTTTAGGTATGTCTGTAAAAGTGTATGTTGCACTTGCGTTTACATCTGTATTTAAAGAGCCAGTAAATGTAGCGACTGTAGAAGCACCTGTTACATCGTAAGCATTTCCTGCGTTAGCTACTGTTATTCCAGTTGCACTAACAGCGTCTGTTGCTGTCTGTGGACGAATTTTATAAGACCTATGTAAATCTAAATCGGTACGCATCACATTTTTATTTGTATTGTTGGATTCTCCTTCATAGTCATCGTATGTTTGATTAGCAGTTCCACCACCTGCTGTATCGTCTAATGGACACATACGAGGAACGCCATAAGCATCAAAAGAATCTTTTACTGGATAATGCAATCTAGCATCAGATGTTTCTGCTTGGTGGAATAAACAATTATATACATCATTATTTAATGTATCTACCTGTACTGGAAAAACCCTAGAAATATCTACAAAATCTGGAACAGATACGGTTGATGTTTCAACATAACCCTCCCCATAAAATACTGGAAAGTAATTACCTGTCTTACTTTGATATTGTGGTATAGAAATATCTTTAATCGGATCGTGAACAGCTATCGTCATAGAAATAGTATCAACTCCATTAATCTTTACTTCTTTTAATCTTCCTTGAAATATTTGTTCTGTATATCCACCAACCCTAGAATAAACAATAACTTCGTGATTTATATATTTTCTTGTACCACCGTATATTTCGGCAGCTAGGGTAGCAGAACTGTGATTATCCAAAGTTCCATTCGCACAAGTCAAGCTAATATTTCCTACCGAAGCAGTAGATTTTGATAAATCTATAGACTCCCTTATGCTTGGAGAATTTGTTATAAATTCGTGGTATTTGTCATTGCTGACAGCACCTGGAGTTACTTCAGCTGTAGCCAACCTAATAACTTGATTTACATTAAAGCTATCTGCATCATAGTTATTGTTCCTAAATTCAAAGAGCCATTCTTCTTTAATAGTGCTAGTTAAAGCATTATTGTAGTTTGTTGAACCTGTTAAAGCCATTACGCTAGATTTCGTTTAATTGTATTTTCTATTTCTGGTAGTAAGTTATCTCTTACAAATTCTTGTGTTCCAATGACATTGCCCATAATATTAACATTGATGCTTGATCCTCCACCTGCATCGCCAAAGTCTGGACTAGAGAGAGGTGTAATATCTACTCGTTCACGTCCTCCACTATTATCCCCAACCATAATCATTTGTTCTCCACCTGTAATAAATGAACCACCACGAGCAAATGCTGGGGGTTTCTGTCCTGCAATTAAACCTGCTTGTGCAGCACCAGAAGCAATAACTGCTCCTCTTTGTGCAGTAAGTGCAGCAGCACCTTTTGCTGCTTTTAATCCAGCTTTTGTACCACCAGGCGTAGCCAAAAGTTTAACTGACAACGCAGCCAATTCATCTCTCATATCTTTAATATTACTAGCAGTTTCTATCGAACTCATAATAGTGTTAACGATTTCATTGGCTTGATTTAGTTTAAAAATTAAATTTTGTTTTTTCTGTAATTTCTTGAGAGCATCTTTTTCCATATCATCTCTTTCTTCTGCACTAGCATTTCTAAACTTATCGGTATCTCTTAAAGCAGATAGTTCTGCTTCTTTTTGTGCGTCTATACTTTTTTGAGCAATAGAGAGAACCTTATTGAAGTGCTTTGAGAATATTTCTTCTCTTGTTTGAAGTCTTAATGCTTCTGCTTCGTCCATTAATTTTTCTTGTACTTCTGTTAGTTCGAAGAATTGTGAATAAGAGTCAATTAATCCTTGAGGATCGAATGAAAAAGAAAAACCTAAATCCACTTGCTTTGCTTTTTCTGTCGTTATAGATTTTTCAAGTCCGAATATCTCAGCTACTATCCTTTTATATTCTAATGCTTGATCTTGGCGTATTGCACCAGAAGCTATTTGAGCATCAACTTGAGCTAGAATGCCTTGATTATTTCTTATTGCTTCAAAAGTCAAATGATTTTGTTCCAATAGAATCCCAATTTCTTTCCTTCTTTTTTTATTTTTTTCATCTAGTATAAGTTTCATTTCTTCGTCAGCTAATCTTCTCTGAGAATCCATCTTGGCTAATTCATCTAGTAAAGCTAATTCATCTACTCCTTTATCCTCTAAAATTTGCTGTAATCTTGCTATTTCTTCTAAAACTATTTTTCTATTGTGCGTTTTTAATGCCATATCTTCATTGACTTCTACTAAGTTGTCAGTAATACCAGCTTCTTCCATACGAGTTTTTAGTAAATTTGCTTGAGATAATTCAAGAGATGCTGTATTTACACCAATTTCTTTGAGTTGTCTAATTGTTGTGTCAAATGGCGATTCATTCATTTTCGTAAAATGTTCTGCTAATCTGCTAAAACCACCAGTTAAATCTTTTATAACTCCTGTAAAGTCAATTAAATTTCCTAGAGCTGCACCCATACGAGTAAAAGCGTCAGAAAGATTTGATGTTAAACCAACCATCGTTTTAGCTAGTTTATCTGTAGAACCTGCTATACCAGATGCTGGATCTAATAATGTATCTTCTATTGCTTGTCTAAATTGTGGTAAAGTTAATTTCGTTAAATCGTCTATTCCTTTAAAATCTCTAACAAGTTGGAGAATACCTCTTTCTCTCAGAATGTCTGCTGCCCCTGCACCACCAGCAAATGCTCTACCAAGAGCAGAAGCAGCTTCGGTTGCAGTAGTTCCCATAAACGCTGCCAAGTCGGCAGTTGGTTTCATTAAAGCTTCTGCATCTGCACCAAACGCTTTTAGGGCTGCACCACCCTCAACAACATCTTGCAATGTAAATGGGGTAGTTGCTGCAATTTTGTTAAAAGTATTAAATGCTTTAGTTCCTTTTTCAACAGAACCAAACATAGCATTTAATCGAACTTTTACTGCTTCGAACTCAGAAGAAGTTTGAACGAATTTTCTCGTCATAGTAATCAAACCACCAAAAGCAAATGTAAATAGCAATATTTTATTTCTTAATGAACCAACGACTCGTTGTAATCCAGAAGTAGAAATACGCATACGATTCTGTGCTTTGACAGTTTTCTTGGTTGTAATACTTAATTTTTTATTAGCAAAAGTTAATTTTTCTATTCTACGATTTAATATAGATATTTGTCTGGCATTCTTTGTCATAGCAGAACGATGCTTTTCTTCTGCCATTAATAATTTCTTTGTAGCAGTAACTGCTTTTAGATTTGCGTTGTTAAATTTTCGTTGTGCAGCAGAAACTTTATTTTGTTCGGCAGCTAAAATTTTAAGGGAATTTATTAATTCGTTTGCACCCTTAGTGGTAAATTTTAATTGTATTTCTAATTGTTTAGCCATTTTGTATTTTATTATATTGTTCTGATTGTATGTAATTTAACATTTTTTCTATAACATTGCACTTATCAATCCATTTTTTTGGGTGTTTTCCAAAAGAACCTTCGTATGGAGGTACTCCCATCTTCTTACAATAGGTATATCTCTGTATATCTCGTTGTAATTCTTTGTCTATAAAGTGGTTAGAACAAGCAAAGAAGGGTAGGTGTGATTTAATAGTTTGATGTAGAGTAAATTGCTTTTTATTCGTAGCATTATGCTCATCTAATTCTTGTTTTAGTAAGTCTATGGCATACCAAACATCGTCCATAGATGTAAAGGTGTGAATGCTGTTATTCTTTTTAAGAGGTAACTTAGCTTCATAAGGGAAGGTAGAATATTGACAACCCTCACACCAATCATCTATTATGATATTTAATTCTAGTGAGAGGGTTTCTATTCCCCCAAGCTATTGTATTCCTGAATAGCAAGTTGGAGTTCTACACGATCATTAATCGATAGAGTTTTAATATATTTATCATCTGCTTTCTCTACACCATTTCTAATCCATAGTGTACTTAAACCAAATTGATTTTTAACTATTGATTGTCCATCAACTTCTTCGAATCGTACAGCGTCCATACATTCGTCAAATTTATCAACAGACATTTCTTTTAGCGTAGCTTTCTTGCCACTCTTAAGCGTTATTTTTTTAGCCATTATTTATCCTTGTATTTGATTAACTAGCATTTGCAGTTATTGTGAAGAAAGCATTACCAGCAGTAGAACTTGCTATAGCTCGTTGCGATACTGATAAAAACATTGCTTCTTCTTCTGAAAAACTTACATCTGTAATTATAGAGTTGTCTATGTCTATATTGAAATCTCCACCTGTATTAGCTGTAGCCATTGTAAGCTGATTAGATACTGTTGAAGCAGATGTTTGTTGTGCGAAAGTTTCAATTAGTCCTTCGGTTTGTCCATCGTACTTAATAACAGCGTCTAAAGTTGCAGTTACTTCTGGCAAAGCTCTTTGGATTATTTGATAATTTCCATCATCGTCAAATCCCATAAACTGAGCATCGTTTTCAATAGTAAAACTAAATGATTTCATAACTGGATCTGAAATACCAGCTACTTGAACAGTAGCACCAGATTCGCCTACTGCATATTCTGACATATAATAGTTATCGTTAAAATGTGCTGTAGTTCCAAATGTAGCAGCACTTCCTGGAGATAGGTCAGGTTTCATACCTGTCTTAAATGTTCCAGATACTTTTAATCTTCCAGATTCTTCTCCAATATCTCCACTTACTGTAAGAGATGTTAATACGCACCCTGCGAAAATCATTTGATACCCTGC